TTGAATTTGAAAGTTGTATTGGTATTCTAGACCCTAGTATAAGTAGCGAAATAAACATACAGGGTTATGTAAATGGTGTTGGAGAGTTTACTATTCGTGCAGGCACACCACTGTGTCAACTTGTGCCCATAAGTCAACAAACATATGATTTAGATGTAAGAGATGCAACTGAAAATGATCGTAAATGGATAAAGCGCAGAAAGTACTACAATAGCATTGGCTTTAATTTAAACAAAAATATAGTATCAAAAGCCTACAATAAATTTTTTAAGAGGAAATAATGGAATACTTAGATTTAATAACAAAAGGACAAGTGTACTTGTTCTTGATTGTGTTTGTAATGATGATTGCAGGCATGGTAAAAGAACACAAACTATTTGACGATATTTTTTGTTTCTTTGAACAAAACTTAAAAAGTAAAAAAGCAGTGGTAGCAGTAGTAAGTGCTATTACCGGACTGTTACCAATCAAAGGGCGTGTTACAGTAAGTGCTGGTATGCTAGAAGCACTAGCACCAGATAAAGGATGCTGTGGCAGAGAAAAGTTTGGTCCTATTGATTATGTTAGTACACACCACTACTATTTTTGGAGCCCACTGGAAAAGACAGTTATACTTCCAATGGCAGCTTTTGGATTAACATATACACAGTTTATGGGTATTATGTGGCCATTGCTAGCAGTTAGTATTGCATTTATTTTAAGTTACCTTATTTGGGGTGTAAAGGAAAGCGATGTACATCTAAACGACTGTACAAGAGATATTAAAGTAAGTCGCATTACACGTTATGTATTACCTTATGTAGCAGGTGTTGGTGCTATTATTGCAGGTATTAATTTTTTATGGGCGTTCGGTTCTCTTACACTGTACTATATGGTAGTTACTCGGACATTTGACATTCCAAAATTATTAAGATCTGTAGACTGGAAACTAATTGGGTGGGTTGCTGTTATTATTGTTGCGGCAAACTTTGCTAGAGAAAATACTAGTGCAATTAAAACATTTTTAGAAACTAGTGGACTTGATATCAATACTTGGAGTGGATTTACTATGTTAAGTATTGCAAGTTTTGCAGGAGCATTTGCATTAGGCAGTAGTAGTCGATTTGGCGCACTAACTGTTATTATGGCTAGTATCTATGGTATTGAATACCTTCCTTGGTTCTTTGCTGTTGACTTTGTGGGATATTTAATTTCACCAATGCATAAATGCGTTGCAATTGGTATGTTATACTTTGGTACAAAACTACGTTACTACATAACAATACTTGGTATGTGGGGAGGATTGGTAATTACAGCCGGCGGGCTAACGCTATTACTATAAATACAAACAGTTGACAAAACTGTATAAATATAGTAGTATAGAATAAAATAGGATCGAAACATGCCATTACCAGCAACCGGTAGTCAAATATCTATAAACCAGGTACAGATACATTACGGGTTTACTAGTGGTTCTACTAGAACAATGAGTGCACTTGGTACACAAGTAAGTATTACTGCTGGAAACACAGTTTATTTGAGCGCAAGTTTCGGTGGACAACCATAAACTCATAGGAGAAAATAATGTCTGAATTTGAATACACAACATTTGTCTTGGGCAGATGTTTAACGCCTGCAGCGAAATATGCAAAAGTTAATAATGATATTAACGAAGAAAAAAGTAAACCATTCTGGAGACGGAATAAATTAAAAATTGCAATGTTAAAATCAGCGAAAGCTTCATTAACTAAACAATATACTACAGCAGATTTGTCATTTGTGGATGAAATATCTGAGCTAAAATATTATGTTGAAAGACTTGCTAAACAATCTGCTATTGAATTACTATCAACTGGAAAAGTAAGTGCAAGCACAATGGAAGATATGACTTGTTTAGGTAACCAATATTTTATTGATTGTGTACGTCAAGCTACTGTTATTGCAAGTCAACTTAATACTGAAGTTCAGTCTGCTGAAAAATCAGTACAACAAGACGATGTTGTACCATTAAATATGATGTAACATGATTGGTATATGTGTTCCGGTTAGAGACACGTTGCATAGTGGTTTTGCATATTGTTTAGCACAATTAACGTCACACCTAACAAAAAATAATATAGAGTTTAAACTATATTTTGAAAACGGTAGTATAATTTCGGATCAGCGTTATCGACTAGTTATGAGTGCACTACATGATAAGTGTGCACAAATACTTTGGCTTGATAGCGATATGCTCTTTCCAGTAACCATATACGAACGATTAAATCAGCACAATAAAATTGCAGTGGCGGCAACGTATAGTACTAGAACTAAACCTTATCGTAACACTGCATTTGCAAATGACAATTTTGACCCTGCTACTAATGATAGTGGATTGCACTTGGTTTATTCAGTTGGCATGGGGTTAATGTTAACAGATATCAGTATCTTTAATACAATACCACGTCCATGGTTTCAAGTAACTTGGGATCATAGATACGAAGCATTTACTGGAGAAGACGTATACTTTTGTGCACAAATAAAAAATTATGAACATGAACTATATGTTGATTTTGATCTTAGCAAACAGTGCGGACACATTGGTAGTGTAGCAATAAAAATGGAAAACATAAATGATTAACACGGCTTTTAGTATTACAAAATCAAGTTGGAAACGATATCCAATTATTGAAACATTTGATGTAACAGATTTATCAGTTGTAGAAAAGTATAAGGACAAGTATCCGTATGTTTGGTTAAAGAACGAAAACTATGAGATACACCCTAATTTTAACTGGAATTTTTATCCTAATGAAAATAATATAAATGCAGTACATACTTTTCCAGTTTGTAACCTTCACAGTAAACGTCCAATATCATGGGAAGTATTATATCTTGTTCCCACAAATTTAGATCCAAAAGCAGATTTTGTTCGTAGTAATCAAATTGCGGCGTATAAAACAGATATGACACCAATGTACATATATGCATTTCATGATAAGTTTATTATGAAAAAATATGGAATGCTTAGTATTCCTGATCGTCCCTGCCATTTGATTAACAATAAAAAATCAATGAATGAAGTATTTGAACTGTTGAGCAATTCAACTTCCTCATCGGCTTGGTTAGTAAACGCTGATGTTAGAATTGACAATATTTCAGTTTTAGATTATCCAATTGGAGATGCTGATATTATTAAATTTCCAGTAATGCATCAAAGCACTGGATTAACATATGCAGATGATTCAGCAATGCTAGTTAATATAGACTATATTAAAAAGTTAGTTGAATATCAATTAAACACTCATATTGAACCATTGGTTATTGATACTACCAGTGGTGAACTAGTACCAAATTCAGAGCTTTTAAATGACAAACTAGATTATCAACCAAATATAAAAAATTCAATGATGACGCTTGGATATATTAATGACACTGTTGATCCATTTAAAGCATGGGCTAATGCATATTACACATGTTTGTATGTACAATACGGTGACACAGATATACTAAAGAAAAAGAATAAAATTTTAGGAGCATACACTGGACTAACACCTTCAAGAGTAAACGACTTGATTAAAGCCGGTACACAACAAGCTGAAATTGACATACTAAAGCCAGATTTTAATTATGATACGTATGTTAACTGGGATCATATTATGAAACGGTTTACTGAATGGAATACTAAAACATTAGATGCAAATACAGAAATGTTAGATAGACGTATTGCTCGTATTAAGAAAATTTATGGAGAAGATAGTGAAGAGTATCAAAAACTATCAAGCCAATTAGGTAAGTCTTCTTTATAGCGTTGTCTTTCCCATATAGAAACTATTTTATCAACCATATCTATTTTATCTAAAACTACTTTGGCTCCACGATGCAGTGGCTTTGGCCAAGCATTTATCTCTACCCAAGCATAGCCTGCTGTTTCATTATTGGTGATTGGAACAAATTCTTCAAACACAGTAATACAATAAGTATGATATGTAAATTTTTTATCGTCACTTATAAAAGTGTGTATAGGATATACCTTTTCGAGATCAGGTAAGTCGCCCATCTCTTCACGACATTCACGTAATAGAGTCTCTATTGGACGTTCTTTCTTTTCACTTTTCCCGCCCCAAAAACTCCAAGTAAGTGGATGACTTACAGATTTGCTACGTTGTTGTAGCATTAACCTTCCTGTATTGAGAGCTAAAAAGCAACAACCACTAGCTGTTAACATTATAGATATATTCTCCAAAACCCACTGTTGTAAGTGCCTTCATACGCATTTACCCATTGAGTACCATTCCATTTTAATTTATCCATAGTAACAGTATTAGTAGTGTGATCAGCAGTACTAGCAGTGCTTGCGTCAAAAGACACACTCCATGTAGTACCATTATACTGGATAATGTCGTTCTTCTTAGCAGATATAGTACCCCAATCACCTCCACTAGGTACGTCATTAAGTACAAGATATCTGTCGCCATTTTCCGCCGCAGTTAATGTTCCGTCACCTGGATAACTTGTTTGTGGATTAATAACGGCATCAACAGCCGTTTGTGTATCAGCTGGTATAGTGTTGCTATCTAATGTTACAGTTAATGTGTCTGTTTCACTATTACCACTTAGTGTACCAATAATATCAGTGGTTAGATCTCCAGGATCATCTGTTTGTTTAAATCTAATTTGGCTAGTGCCTTCTCTAAGCTCTGCACCATATTGCTTAAAGATAGCGTCCCACTTTAAGTCCGCTACTACAGCACCATTGCTACTCAATATTTGTGCAGTTGCTACACCGCCAGTAACATTTAGTTTAACTCTATTGTCAACTGCAATTACTGTGTAGCTAGTAGTGATAGCGTTAATATCGTTTAGTACTTTTATACTATCAGCATCGCCAGTTGCAACTTCATGTAAGTTAGTAATAATAGTATGTATCATACTACTCTTGTTAACTTTTGCTGGTGGATTAATTAATATTGGCATTTCAAATGTTAAACTACTAATATCAATCATATCATCAACACCACTAGGTATACCACGGTTTGTCCATTGTGTGTTAATAAGTTCAACAACACTTAAACTACTCCAGTCTAGTGGATTATTTGTTGTGTGTATGTTGAGACTTGGATTGAATAATACTAGTATTTGCTCTAGCATTTGCATTTTTTGATCTGTATTACTAGTCCATAGATCAGTTTGCATTCTTAACGTATAAGGCACTGGCATGTGACGTTCGACAGTGTACACACTGCCTTGTTTATTTTCGTAACTGCTGGTAGTAGTATTGTACTCTTTTTCAATAACAGTCATTTTCTCTTCAAACTGAGGAAATACTCGCTTGTTTACATCTGGTTGTAAGTCTGTAACATAACAACTAATAAAAGGCACAGTACTTAATGTGTTCTCACTATTTTCTCTTTGTATATGTGCAGCCATACGACTAATATCACCATAGCGAACAGGTGTTGTATGATACACTGGCTCGCCTTGCTCTGTGTATCCTTTAACATACTGAAAGCCCGCAAAGATACGAATAAACTGCTGAATATAGCGTCTAAATTGCTTATCGTAAAAGTATGGTACTGCGGTTATATTTGCCATTTCTTATCCTTATGGTGCTAAATTCTTATATGGGTGACTTACAGGTAAATTACTTTGTAACCCCCACTTGTGAGCAAGGTAACCTTCTGCTTTTATTACCGTTGAGATGTCTGTGCTGCCTGTGCCAGGAACGTCTGCTACCGTAAAAAACTCTGCCATTCTGCCGCTCATTCGTTCGTTTGCTCTGTTACGCATTATGCGTAGGTCCATGTTTGTGTCTAATGAGTTATCATAGTCATTCACCGGTGTAAAAGCGTTATCACCATCAACTCTCATAGCAATCTGGTTGCCTGTCTTGTTGAATATAGCACCAATAATAACCCAAGTGTTCTGTGCTATACCTGAATCAAATTCTTGTAGATTTCCTATAGTTGTTGAAATCCTGCCTGAAGCCAGTCCATCCAAATCTAACTCACCGTCAAAGTTGCTGGCACCAGCACTGATAGCATAATCTCTTTTGTTTAGTATAGACCCACTATTGTTTTCTGTGCTCCAAAAACTATCCTGTGAGTCATCACGTTGATTCCATTGCATTACTCCAATGGCCCAGTGATTACCACTACTGGCTTGTGCAACTTCGTCGGTTGTGAAATCTTCACTGCCTGAGAATGTGAAAACATTTTTGCTGTCTAGTGTGTTGCTAGTGTTTGGTGTGCCTGTTATGCTTACGGTTGCGTTTCCTGCTTTGTCTGTTAGTGCTGTTACATCCGATCCACTAAGTGTATAACTGCCCGTGTCACTAGCATCCAGCCAAATTGCAGTAGTTATGTCTGAAGCAGGTGCCCAAGGCGCACTACTAAAAGCATTTGCTCTACGTCCTGCTGTAAAACTGCCTGTCACTGTAGATATTAAAGGCATCTATTAAACTCCTCCAAATGCTACCATTTGTCCAAGCACAACGTATGTTCCGCCATCGTTTAATATTGTGAATGAAAAACTGTCTACTCCGTTTGCTGTTCCTGTTGGCGCACTATTGCCTTGCCAAACTATTGTTTGTGCCACGCCACCAATTTGTACTGCGGTAATTTCACGTTCTGTACCACCTTGATCAATTACTACTGTTACATTGGTTGCATATTCTGCTGTTAAATTTAAGTTTGTAAAGTTTGCTGTAATATCACCTGCTGGTGCTGTAAGGTAATGCACATTTCCTGTTGAACAATCTAATGCTGTAACTCCTGTTGCACCGTTGGTTGTGGCAAATTTTTCTATCATGCCTTCAGCAAATTTTACTTGTCCTGACAAGTCAATAGTGCCGGTACCATCTGGAGCAATGTTAATTGCACCATTACTTGCTGAAACAATACTGTTACCACCTACATCTAAATCTCCACCTAATGTAACATTTCCACTATGTGTTACTTCGCCTGACGTAGCATCATACATCAACATAGTTGTACCAACTGCATTTCTAATTGGTTTAATTACTAGACTACTTGCTGTTGAGTTTTGTAGTGTAGTACCTGTTGCGTTAATTGCAATTGAGTTTGCGGCTTGGTTTGTATGGCCTGCATTTTTACCAATTGCTACTGCATCTGCACCTTGACCATTGTTACCAGCATATACACCAATTGCTACTGCACCAGCACCTTGCCCTACTTGACCTGAATTAGAACCAATTGCTGTTGCTCGATCGCCTTGGGTATTAGTACCAGCTGCAAAGCCAACTGCTGTGGCCCAACTTTCTTGAGCTGTTTCACCTGATTGATACCCAATTGCTATTGCATAAGAAGCTTGATTTGTTTCTCCAGCGCCTTCACCAATTGCTATTCCACGATATCCTTGAGCTTGACTACCTGCATCTAGACCAATTGCTATTGCCGCATCGCCTTGAGTAGTTTTACCTGCGTTGTTACCTATTGCTATTGCTTGACTACCTTGAGTAGTTTGACCTGCATACTGACCTACGGCTACTGCTTTATCACCTTGGGAGGTTTCCCCTGATTGACTTCCTAATGCTACAGCGGCTACACCTTGTCCTGTGTTACCTGCGTTGTTACCTATTGCTTGTGAATAATCTCCACTGTCACCGGCATTTTTGCCTATTGAGACTGCTTCCACTCCTGCTGTAGCACCGTTGCCTATTGCTACTTGTGTTGTATTAGATGATACTAATCCACTTAAATCCGGTGGTGTATATGTAAGCACTCCTGTATTGGGTGCTTGATCACCAACATATGTTAATGTGCCGCTACCTGCATTGGCTAGTGTTGAAACACTAATATCAGTTGGTTGTAGTGCATTATCTGCTTTTGTACCTTGAGCACTTGTTGCTGCGTCTGTAATTCCGTAACCTGCTATTGTAGTTGGCTTGCCTGTTAAACTAGCAAATGTCTGTGCTGGTACACTTGTTAGATAAGTTGACAAATCTGGTGGTGTATATGTAAACACACCAGATACATTATTATAAACTAATCCAGCTGTTCCTGCACTTGCTTGTGTTACACTTAATGCTGATAGCGTAATGCCACCAGATCCACTGGAATCGTTTGCTGGTAGCCATTTACTTGCAGACCCATCCCATTTTAAAACTTGTCCAACACCTGGAGGTGTAGTACTTGTATCTACATCAGTTAAACTATCGATGCTTTGTGATACTGTTAATCCTGTTACAGTTGCACCTGTAAAGTTAACATCAGTATTTGTAAGGTCAACATCTACGCCGTTAACAAATTCTACTGTATTGGATGAGTTACCAATTACAACGTTACCACCTAGGCTACCAAGTACAAGTTGTCCTGTGCCAGTTGAACGCATAACGATACCATTACTACCACCTTGTAATGTTAATACACTTAATGTCTCTGATATAGAAGCACCGCCGCTTCCGGTAATCTCATTGCTATTTAAATCTAAGTTGCCGCCAAGTTGTGGTGTTGTATCTTCTACAACATTTAAAATTCCTGTACTGTTAATTGTGCTTAAATCAACAGTGTTACCACCACTAATAGTTAAGTTATCACCAGCTAGTGTTAGTGTTTGACTATCACTGTCTGATGCACTTTCAAGAGTAGTTACTCGACCATCTAAGTCAGTAAAGTTACCATCTAACTCTGTATGCGTTAATGCGCTACCTTTTGCTAGTCTTTTAGTTATTGCCATGTTTTTTATCCTTACAGCATGTAATCGTCACCTACATACCCGTCTTCGACATATTCGCTATTAACTTTGTTGTCTGGACGAGGTAGAATAACGTCACTAATTGCCTGCTTTCTATTAAATTCTTCATCATTTACCATTGACTTAGCATTTTCTGTAATATAATCACTTGCATTATATGTACGGTCCACCCAAGTCTTATCAGTTACATTATCGTAACTTCTGTTCCACTTAGAACCTCTTCTTACAAACATACGGTTTGGACTAAAGTCTGTTCTAATAAAATATTCACCTTCATTTGCAGCTGATGGAAAGGTTGTTCCACTTGCTATTGTTTCGCCATGGTTATATGTGTTGTCTTGTATTACTACACCACCAGCCGTTGGATGTTCAAATCCATATAAGTGGTCTAGTAAACTTGTGCCGTTCGGATCGTCTTGCGCCGCACTTGCTACAATTGCATCACTAACATTAAACTCTGATTTGTATGTACTTATATCGTGGTTTAGTGTAGCATTATTCGCCGCATCTCCAAGTATGTCATTAAACTCTTGTGCATCTGTAAGTGGATTAAGTTTTACTCTCCAAATATGACTGTACCAAGTTTGACTAAATCCTTCAGCACCACGATTACCATCTGCAACTACATAATATTTGCTTATAGGTGCTTTATTTGCATCCAATAATAAATCATCACGTAAATGAGGTAACTCTAGTACATCGCCTGGCAATAGTTTTCTGCCAAGTAGCTCGACCATGTCGTTAGTATGGAATGTCATATAAAACTGGTCGTTTGCTAAAAACATACCAAATTGTGTTAAGTCAAAATCGTTGTCTTGTACATTGTATATGCCACGTAAGTCATAAATGTCAGGATCATACTTGCGATCTCTATTTTCCAAAAACAACAAGTCTTGTATTTTTGTTTCATTTATAATGCTGTCAATATTAATAAAATCGCCACTTAGCGGATCAACCTCACGACCCTCAATGTAATTAGGCTGTGATGGATCGTTTTGGTCGGGCTGTGATGCTGGGCCAACATACTTGTGTACATTAACTCCAGTGCCTCCAATCCAAAATTGCTCACGGATCTGTCGATCCATAAAGTGGAAATCATTAGTTTTTGTTGGTTTATATAGTGTTAAACGTGGCATACGTATATTTATGGCTTGACAACGGTTTTAAAATAGTATATCGTTTATAAGTAACAGCAATAGTTCAGGAGAATATCATGGCTAAAACAGCAACCCGTAAGAAAAAAACAGTACGTGCAACTAGGCGCAAGGGCGCATGGGATATGGTTCCCACAACAAGTTGGGAAGCGGCAAAATATCACATCCATTATATGATGGAAACAAAGGAGTGGCTAAATCAAGTTAAGAACTATATTAAGAAAAATTATGACAAAGATGTGCAAACAGCCATTAACAAGTTACCAGACTGGAAACTTGGTGGAAAAAGTCATTGGGCAACTGCGGCATTTATTCAAGAAAACGCACCAGACAAATTGCACCCTCATTATGTAGGCAAACTTGATGCTTGGATTGCTGAACTTGCGGAAGAAGGTCAAAAGATTGTTGAAATTAAAAAAGCTGAAGAAGTTAACAAAAAAGTAAAATACGTTCCTAGTATCCAAGAACGTCTAATGGAAGCAACCATTGATAAAATGGAACAACTTGATCAATGGGAAGATGATTGGATACGTGATCGTAAAAATAATCCTCTCAAAGACAAGCAACCACTAAAACTATTCCGTAAGCTGGAAATTAATCTCGGACATGCTCGCTTTATTCAACAGTTTTATGAAGGCGCATATCAAGAACTTACTGAACTTATTAACTTACCTGCTCCTAAGAAGCAAGATGATATGCAACAGCAACTTGCTGAAGGATACAATCACTTGAGTACAAAAGAAAAGAAAGAGTTGCATGGTTTTTATCAACGTATCTTCCAAGCACTTGAAATTCTTCGTGCAGAGAAAAAACAAACTCGTGCTGTACGTAAGCCAAAGCAAAAGAGTGCAGTTGACTTAATTAAAAAGCTCAAGTTTAAAGCAAGTGATCCAGACTTCGGTATTAGTAGTATTCCTCCACAGGATATTATTGGTGCAACAGCATTGGTTGTTTTTAATTGCAAGACACGAAAACTTGGTATCTATTACGCAGAACATGCTGCAACATTGCAGGTTAAAGGTACTACACTTCAGTTCTTTGATGAAAAAACAAGTAGACAAAAAACAGTCCGTAAGCCAACTGAAATATTACCACAGTGGAAGAAGGTAACACAGCATAAACTTAAATCACAGTTCGGATATCTGAAAACTACTGATATTAAAATGAATGGTAGGATCAACGAAGATACTATTATCTTAAAAGCATTCAAGTAGCATAAATATTAGTATGGCAAAACGTGATGAACTTATAAAAGAAATTGAACTTCGCTTAGGTGGACAAATGGTAGATGTAGAGCTCGACCCCGAGCACTACGATCTATCTATTAGAAAAGCATTTGAAAAGTATAGACAGCGTAGTGAAAACGCTGTTGAAGAAGGCTTTATTAAACTTAATGTACAGGTTGATGTATCAGACTATACGTTACCTGATAACGTTATTGAAGTTTATAATATTTACAGACGTGGTACTGGTACAGTAGACGGCAGTGCTGGCGGAGCAATTGAACCATTTGAAACTGCGTACCTAAACAACATGCTAATGAACAGTGGTAGAGCTGGCGGCATGGCAACATTTGATGCACTATCTCAACATCGTGAAGCACTAGGACGGTTATTTGGTAAAGAAATGATCTTTACTTGGAATACAGTTACAAAAAATTTATTCATACACCGCAAAATAAAAGCAGTAGACACTGTATACTTACATGTGTTTAAGCATCGTAGTGATGAAGAATTATTAACTGATACATATGCTATGCCATGGATTAAAGAATTATCATTGGCATATAGTAAACTAATGCTAGCTGAAGCACGTGGCAAATTTAACACTATTGCAGGACCACAAGGTGGTACAAGTCTTAATGCTGATGCATTGCGCAACGATGCACAAATGTCAATTGATAAACTAGATGATGAACTTAAAACTTATACTGATGGGCAAGCTGGCTTAGGTATAATTATCGGATAATCAAAAACATAAGACTTATTTTATGAACAACTTTCAACCTTTATATACTGCTG